CTCGAGCTGACGCTGTGACTTGCGTAAGGCGATACGCCCTGCAATCTTGCCGTGTTCGTGTCCCTTTGAGTAACCAAAGAAGAACCCTACAACGCCACCGAGTGCCAGCATTGCAAGGATTATGTGATCGTGATTCATTATGCACCAACCTTAGCTGGAGCAAACTCTTGAAACCAAAGATAAAGATTATTATCTTTACCTAGTTCCCAAGTCCATATGCCACCTTGAGCAGTTTCATTAAGCTCTTTGGCTGTGTAAAAAGCAGACTTGCGTGTGAACTTGTTGCCCTTAGCGTCTGTGTAAATGTTCTTCATTTTGAGCCCTTCCGTAGTCCGTATCTCGGCTACAAGAAGAACTTTACGGCAAGTGGATCAGACAACAACCCATTTTTGGTAACGAAATGATAACAATGTTATCCACATCTTCATCTCCGAAGTCTGGTCTAGCGAACCCTTCCATAGACCTTGCCTTGGACTATGAACGTGCCGTTCTTCTCGATGTGGATAATGTCCACCTGCACGTTACTTCCCTTGACATACATGATTGCAAAGGCCTGCTGCCAATTAGCCGTTCCCTTGACGTATCCAGCCTGTCTAAAGTCCATGAGATTACCTACCTCAACACCATGTAGAACACGCCCTATACGGCCTCCAGAGGCCTCTGTAAAGGCGCTGCGGCCTGCTCTATGGGTATGTCCTGAGATGACGTTCTTGCCATGCCTACGGGCTGCCTCAAGGGCTGAGAGTCCGCCTAGCTGCTTAATAGGCGTATGGTCGCCATGGACTGCAATCCAGTTAGGAGCGATAGCCATGGGAGTCTTGTGGAAGGTTATGCCTAGCTCGTCAAACTTCATGAACTTCTCGAACCTGAGTTCTGGCAAGGACAAGAAGCTAGGAATCTTCTTCATGATTATGTTGTAAAGACGGTCTGTGTGGTTAGATCGTATGCAGTCTGTAACGCCTAGTTCCCAGAGAAGTTGCACACATTGGTCTCGGTCATCGCCAAGGGTCTGCTCGTAGGCTTGAGGCGTACCTTCAGACCACTTGCTGATGGTCTGGAAGTCAATCTCGTCACCAATGGTAACTGTTTGGTCTGGCTTAAAGGTCTTGAGGAATCGTGCAATGTTCTGAGTGACATGTACGTCCTCGAAGGGAACTTGCAAGTCGCTCAGGATTACGATTTTCTTCATCAGTCCTCGTCATCGTCCTCATAGGGATTACCCGATATCTTCTCAATGGGCTTTACTGGCAGAATCCAGTCAGGATAAGAATCACGATCCAGCAATAGCCAGAAAGCCATATCAGTAGAAAAACCAGCCTTGCGGAGACTGGTGTAATAAACGTGCAGAGCAATGCAGTATTGGTCTAGAGCTGAGTAAGCATCTAGGTCAATGACCTTCTTAGTTCGTGCCATAGCAATAATTATCGGTCAAGAAGTATGTTGTAAATCTCATCGACACGCGAGTTAAGTCGCTTAATTTCTGAGAGTAAATGAGTAATGACGTACCCAGATAGTCCACCGATTATGCCAAGGGTGGCAATGTAAAGCGTGAAGAAGTCTTGTTGGTTCATTTCTTAGGAGTTGCGTATCCAAACACGCCTGCAACTAGAGAGCCAAGGATTGCGCGGTAGTCCAGAGCAAAGTTTGAGGTTGTACCCCATACTGCTAGAAACGCTCCTATTGACATTAGGTAAGGGTTCTTCATGTTCATGCTGTGCCGCCTATCATTGGGATATTAAAGAACGAGCCATCTGCATCGCCCTTCTTAGTGAAAGAAACATGGCAATGATGCAAGTGCGGATTGCTTCCTTTGTATTTTCTCCAGCGAAAGCCCAAGCGAGACGATGCGATGCGACCATTGAAGATGACGTAAGCGATGCGCTTATCAGTTCTTGCTGCGAGTCGAATCTGGTCTGCAAGGTCAGGCATGAGGTCTGGCTTGGATAGACCAGATAAATCCCTGTCAATGTCAATGGCTCTGACCGTGCCGTTAGCATCTGGATTATGGTCACTTGCAGAAGCACGTGCTTGATGACGAGTGTCGCCAATCCAGCCGTCTGAGGCGCGATCGCGGTCTGGGTAACTATCATCTATCTGAAGCCTTAACTGTTGTCCAGCTTTGCATAATCTAGGACTCATCGAGGATAACCACATGAGAGGCATCTGGGCAATGCCATTGCTTCTTATTATCAAGAGTTAATTCGCTATGCTGGCAAGGAACTGGCGGTATAAAAGCATCATCGATTGGATCATAAGTAAACCCAATTCCCGCATAATTGTAACGAATTGTCGCGTTGTATGAAGTCTTTACCCAAGTGCCGCCGAAAGTATCCAGAAGCCATTGATAACCTTCATCACCGTTAGGGTCATTGTTATCCGTTACAAGTACGCGAACGACTGTGTTTGTATCGTCTAATTGTGCAAAGTGAGCCATATTAAACCGCCGTCTTTAAGTAGCGAACAATAACAATTCCTGAACCACCTGAATGGTAAGTGTTGCCGCCGTTGCCAATACCACCGCCACCGCCGCCGCCACCTGTATTAGCTGTACCGTTGGCTGCAATTTCTCCACCTGTAATGTTCGCTCCGCCAGCACCGCCACCGCCATAACCACCCACTGAAGTTGTTGTTGAAGCAGTCCAAGAACCGCCGCCACCGCCACCCGCGTAGTAGTAGGTTCCACTTACATTTTGACCTGTTGAAGTTGCAGAACCCCATGAAGAATAATCTGATTTACCATTGCCGCCATTACCACCACGAATAGTTGCACCAGAGCTAAGACCATCGCCACCTACTGCGCCAGCACCGCCGCCGCCACCTGATGCGTATCCGCCCGAACCAACTCCACCTGTGTTACCGCCTGAATTGCCATAGCCTGTTCCACCGCCTGAATTACCTTGAGTTGAAGTACCAATTCCAGTTTGTTGCCATGTAGCTCCGCCTCCTGAACCACCATTAAGAGCAGCAACTTGCTCTGATGCTCCCGAACCACCGCCCTTGGCTGTTATTGTGTCAAAGACTGAATCGACACCATTAGAACCTGCTGCACCACCGCCACCGATTGTGACTGTGACTGTACCTGCTGAAATCGAACGACCAGATTGATAAACCAATCCACCAGAACCGCCACCAGCAGGTACGTTAGATCCAATTCCTACTGCTCCCGAACCACCGCCACCTGCTACTACAAGAACATCAGCGCTAAGCGTTGCCCCTGTAACAACTAAAGAACCGCCTGCTGTAAAGGTTCGATAATAGTAAGTTGAGTCAGACGATAAAGTTCCACCAGTTACAACTGATGCAGGTGCTTTATCTCCAAATAAACCAGCAGTAATTACGCCAATCATTATCCGATTGCTCCAACGATTATCCAAATGTCTGATGCAGTCTTAATGCAAACGGCTGTCTTATATTGAGCCAAAGTTGGAGAAGCTGCAACTGCACCTGCTGAAAGGACTGTGGTAGTTCCAGATGTCACAGCGGAAATTGTGACAAGTCCTGCGCCTTTGTTAAGGACTGTGATTGCTGTGCCTACTGGGAACGCTACTGAGGCATTGGTAGGAATCTTGAAAGCTACTGCTGTTGCCTTGTTCATAGGCACTAGAACTTGGTACTGATCGTCTAGGACTGCTGTGTAGTCAGCCGTAGCGTCTGCATCGACTGTGAAGGCGGTCAGCGAATTGTAAACTGCAGCCGTCAATACGTCGCCAGTGCTTACAGGGAATGTTGCCATGTTGCTCCTAATAACTCAAAGTTGATTGTCCGATTATACCGTAGGTACTGCTGCCTATAATGAATCCGTCCAGTATAGGTTCGAGCGTGGTGATTGTAACGCTCATCTTGTTAGGTGTGATATCCCAAGCAAAGCCTTGCGCTTGGAGTGTCTTACTGATTGTGCTGCCTTCTTGAGTCACATTAGTGATTGCCAAGTTGTCAAAGTAGTCCAAGCCAATCATTGTGTCAGTTGGGACTGCTGGGTCTAAGAGATCAACGGTCATCTCGTCAATGCGGATTGTGGTCTCTTTGCGAGTATTGACATAGTTGGCTGCTGCCCCTGCTACTTGAGTGTCTGTCTCAGCTACGAGGTTCTCCTGTGTCAAAGAGTGTGGAAAGTATTTGTCAATAGAAGCCTGAGAGATGACGTTCTGGGCAGTACCGCCAATACGGTTGAACTTCACATCGTTGATAATTAGCTTGTCATCGAAGGCATACTTGAGGTTCTTATATGGAATACCTGAAGTCTGATTGAAGGCTGTAGCTGTATTAGCCAGGGTGCTAGTGACTTGGCTACGAGACTTGAACACAGAAGTACCGTCTGGAGACATGTAGAACGCGCCTAGACCTTCTGAGAACTCTACGTTTTTGACTGCCTCAAGTGTTGTGCGAATAGTGGCTGGGTCTGCAATACAGGTTGCGTCTCCTGTTGCTATGGATCGCATAGACACAGGCCATTGAACGTCATCGAGAATCTTGCCAATGCGTGTGCCCGTTGGCTGGCCTGCTGGAGTTGTAGGTACTGTGCCTACGTTAGCCATCTGGAGAAGG